TTAACCAGCGCAATACTGCGCCTGATTGCAGCAGAACGGGTTGGCTACCGTGTACGCCGGAACGGGGCAAGGACGAATCGTATTTACCAGATACTGGTTTTGTGCTGCCTGAGACGCGGCAAGCTGCAAGCCGAAAATCTGCTGATTCTGCGCCGCAATCTTCTCATCCTTTGCCTCGATGCGCTGTGCCGTCAGTGCGTCAATCACCGCTCGGGCGTTAGCGTTCGCGTTGTCCAAAATGTCGCGAACGCCGCTCTGAATGGTGTTGCGAGTGTCGCAAGCCTGAGTGGCAAGGTTGTAGTTCACGCCTTGGATTGCCGTCTGCGTCTTGCAGCAGCAATCCGCCGCCTGTGCCTGCATCGCGTTAAGCTGCTGCATCAGCGCGGTCTGCTGATTGGCGCGCGCGAGTTCCGCCTGCGCAAAGCCGTTTGCCATCTGCATCTGTACGCCATTGGTGAGCTGCGCCTGTGCATAGAATCCGTCGCACAAGCCGTTGTTCACGTTGTCGATTTTTCGCTCGATATTGGCGAAGTCGGAGGTGAGAACGTAACCGTCTACGGCAGAACCCTGTCCACCGTTGCGATTGCCAAAGCCGCCCCATCCGTTATTGCCCCAGCCGCAGAAAACGAAGAGGAAAAGGATGATAATCCAGTATGCGCCATTGCCACCGAAGAAGCCGTCGCCGTTCTGGTTGCTGTTTCTGCCGGAAAGCAGAGCCACGTCAGACGCGGAGAGTTCCGAAGTCATGCTCATTGTTTTTCTCCTTTCGGAATTTGAAGTATATGCTAAATTGTTGCGCAACAATGATAGCCAAAGTTAAGAACCGAGGAACGATTGAAACATTTGCGCCGCCTGTTGCAGCTGGTTAAGCTGGTTTTGCGAGATTTTCCCGGATGCAATCAGTTTGCGAACCTCTTGTTCTGGGTCGCCCTGAAACGTCGCCTTGAACTGCTGAAACTGCTGCATCATCTGCTGAAAATTTCCCAGCGCTCCGGGCATCTGCCCGCCGCCGAGTGCGTTAAACAGTGGGTTCATCCTGCGTTACCCCCTTCTTCTTGCGCCCTTCCAGCGCTTCAAGGCGCTTTGTAAGCGTGTTGAGTTCGTCCCGCGTCACATACTCCGGCGCGTCCTGCGTGCTGCTGGATGGCTTTACGGATGCGTTGCGCTCCGTGTAGTCAAACGTGCGCATAGACGGCATTCCCGCCGCGTCCGCTGACTTGATGTAAAACGTCTGCTTCTCGCTATCCATCAGCAGCACGCTCGCACCATTTGCGACAAGGTAGCTCTTCGCCCCGGCTTCACCCTGCACCCAAATCAGTCCGTTGCTTGATGGCTGCGCTGGCTGCTGCATCATCGGCTGTTGCGCTGCTCGAAGCTGCGCAAGCTGGTCTGGCATTGCCGTCTGCTGCGCGTTATAATACGGAATCTGTGGATAATATTGTGGATAACCATACGCCATACATCAATCCTCCCTCTCCCAATAATACGCTGGTATTTCCGCGCCGCTGTCCCACGCATCATACCAGTCACCGTCTACGGCACACACAACGTGGTCGCCGATGCCGAGGACGTACACACCGCGCGGATGTTCACGGCAGAAATCCGAGACGGTATAGCAGATTGGGCAAGTATCCGGCAGGGCGTGGCGCGTGAATCCGCGCTCATGCAAGTACCGTCCCCAAACGTGGTTGGCGTTTGGCATATCTCCGCAGTCATAGCCCAGCGCACAGAGCGCCGCATAGGTGCTGCCCCACGTCTCCCCTGCCGCTTTTGATGCTGCACGGACAGCGCAATCCCCGACGCGCAAGCCGCGCGGATTAGGGTTGTAGTGGATATACACCGCACCACCTCCTACTGATTATAGTATAGGCGATTCGGACGGTTGGGAAATGCAGACAAAACGCTGGAAAGATGCAAAAAAACTTGCAAAAAATCTCGAAAAAAATGTGATTTACCCCTTGACATATACGGCGGTATATGCTATAATAATAGTGTCAGGAGGGCGGTACAAAAAATAAAGCCCCCGACAGAAAGAGGTAATGAACATGGCACGCGCCATTGCCCAGTGCACATGCTCCAAGTGTGGAGAAAAGTTTGAAAAAGTCCATTTCGGCTATAACCGGAAGGATGCCGACCAGTGGAAAGAATGGGCTGAGGAAACCCTTGATACCTGTCCTGACTGCTGGTGGAAGGAGCAGCAGGAAAAGAACGCCGCAAAGGCGGCGGAAGCAATCAGTGAATTGCATCTTCCGGAAATCGTCGGCAAGTCCGAGCGGCAAATTCAATATGCCGCCGACTTGCGAAATAAAGCAGTAATCAATTTGACGACACGCGCCAAACTCGAAAAAATCATAAAGCTGTTGAATAGCGACAAGTACAAAGAAATCGCCGAACAGCAAGGAATCAGCGTCGAAGAAGCTGTCGGTAAAATGATGCAGCGGCGCTGGGAGCATCCAAAACTCATTAAAGTCGTCACAAGTGGAGAAGCGCGGGAAATCATTGACGCGCTCATCGACTGCTAACGCCCCGAAATCATTTTCCGGCATCCAGACGGCAAAAAAATCCGTATGGATGCCGGAAACGGGTTGACATTGTGGGCACAATGGTGTATAATGAGGTTGAAAGCGGCAAAAAGCCGCAAAAAAGGAGGATAACAATGCTGGATGAAATGGAACTCAATTACTGTGAAGAACTCTTCACGCGCGACGAAGCTGCTGCCCTGTTTGAGACTTACGTCAAGGAGCATCCGCAACACCATATCAAGCACACCGACGGCTATCCCTACTACTTTGGCGAAACAATTGGCGCATGGTGCGCTGATGTGCACAATCGTGCATTTGCCGGTGTCCTTGTCCTTGGTGCTGATAAGGAAATCGCGCTGGAATGGACGCACACAGTAAACGGCGAATTGTTGGCACGATAAAAGCAAGTCCGCCCCGGAGATGACGAGGGCAGAAAGGGAAATAAATGGCTTACACTAACAGTAGCGCATCCCGTTACAACGGAAAGGTTGATATGAAAATCATTCTTGACAACGACATAGCCGACGCGCTGGAAGCGGAATCGCAGAAGACGCGCATCAGCAAATCCGCACTGGTTCGGATGATTCTGGCGCGGTGGATGGAGCAGAAGAAGCAGGACGAACAAGAATAACCTGCACCCGCCCCGAAGGTTACAAGGGCAGAAAGAGAGATGGAATATTATGAGCACCTTTGCTTTTCAAATTCCCGCAAATGCCGTTGTCGTCGGTCTGTGTGCCGGACGACATGACATGCCCGTGGGGGAGTTTATCTTTCCGACGGAGGTTGACCCCACGGATTTCGAGGGGATGCAGCACACGGTTGACGCGTTCCTGGACACCCGTGTTGGAACGCATCTGTCAAATTACGGCACTCGTTTTAACGACAACGAGATGTCGGACATCGAGGTAACGACGGGTGACCGTCCGTTGGTCGTCTACATCACGGGACTGACTGCTTGCGTGGCAGCAGTTATCCGCGGCTGCGTGTATCGTGGCATTGAACTGACGCTGATGCACTACGACCGCACCACGGGCGCTTACTTGCCGCAGGTGGTAGTTGGGTGTATGGGCAATTGGTGCAAGCCGATTTACGGCAGCCCCCGAAAGGAGGAGTAACCCAACGCCCCGCCCCGGAAGTACGAGGGCAGAAAGGAGCTTTCCCCATGCAGCAGCTAACCGTGGAAGATATAGCCCACATCATCAGGCTATACCGCCAGACACATTCCCGAAAACAAGTTGCACGCGAGCTGGGCTTGTCCGAATACCGCGTTCGCAGAATTCTAATCGACAACGGCATTTTGAGCGACTACGATGCCGCCATAGCTGCCGCCATCGCCGCAGGGGACAGCCTTGAAGATGCAGCGCGGAAATTTGGCGTAGCGCCGAACACCATTCTTTCCCATCTGCCATATACAAAAGGCGGATATTGCCTTGCCCCGGACAGCGAAAATGCCAAGCGCATCCGAAAATGTAGAGAAAAGAAAAAAGCATCGACCGAAGCCGACGCTTTTCCCTTAAAACCATGATATTTGTACTGTTTCAATTCCACACCTGCCGAAACAGGTGACACCGTGATTGTACCACATCATTTTTAGTTTGTCAACCCCACAATTAAGCAAAAGGAGAAGAGAGCATGGAAAACATGAACCTTGACTATTGCGAAGAAGATTTTACGCGCGAAGAAGTATATGCTTTGTTCGAGGCATTTATCAAGAAGCATCCAGAACACTACATAAAGCGCATTGACGGCTACCCATATTATTTAGGCAGAGAGATTGGTGCTTGGTGTGCGGATGTACACAATAAGGCGCTTGCAGGTGTCCTTATCCTCGGCAAAAACAAAGAAATATATTTGCAATGGCAGTACACAACCAGTGGAGAAATTCTCGCGCCATAATAGCTGAGTGCAAGCGTCAGGCGCAAGAATAGTGCACAACAAAAAAGACCGGGACATTACGTCCCGGCTTTCTTTATATTTCTTTTGGGTAAAATCTCGGAGTATTTCTGCGCCTCGTCGTACTTGGTTTTTAGCGTGTGTATAATATAGTCAATCTTGCGAATGCTCATATTGTACTGCATTGATTGCTTTGTTCGTGTCCAGCCTTTCGCCCGCGACCTGATAATCAGTTCCTCTTCGTCTGACAAACAGGCTTCATCCACAAAAGCATCAACAACCGCTTTTGTCCATACGACTTCGCGGCTCATGCGTTACTCCTTCGGTTTATCCTTTCCATCGGCGACCGCAGCCGCGTCCGTCATACCCTCGCCGATGATGTAGGCGATGACCGTAGCACCCGCCATGATGATGCTGCCGACCTGTGTTGCGGTTTCATCCGCCACGCCGAATGCCATAGTCAGCATGGTCACAAAGGATACAACCGCCGCCCAGAACTTGCGGCTTGTCAGCTTACGCTTCAAATTTTCGCTCATTTTGCATTTCCTCCCTTTAGGGCATTGCCCCTCAACCAATTATCAATTTCCCTGCTTGCCGCCGTCATTTCGTCGGCGTTTCCGTTGTGTAACTCATGCTCCAAAAGTGCCTGTACTCCGGCGCACGTTACCATCAGTCCGTCACGCAAGCCGCCGATGCGCTCTTCGTGCCCATCAAGGCGGCGCTTGTCTGTGTCCAGCTTGCGATTGATGTCAGCGACGCTGGATGCAAGCGTGTTTGTTGGCTGCTCCTGTCGCTTGCGTTCGTCCCTCACATTTTTTCGCGCGGTGTAAAATGTATTGTATGCTCCCAGCAGGACGAGCATCACGCCCAGCGCCAGAATCAGTTTATCGGCGGTGATGTTCTCCATCTCAACCTACCCCGCCTTCCAGTGCTGTGACGCGTTCCTCCAGCTTTTCGATGCGTTCCGCAAGCTCAGAGACCGTGGGTGTTTCCGTTTTGGAAATACCAACATCGACAAACTCCTCCATCATGTAGCCCTGATTCGTCTCCGTCTCGACGTGAAGCCATCCGCCACTATTACCGATGACGTTGACAGTCGTGCCGATTTTGACCTTTTCCAGCACCTTTGCGGATTTGCTCGGCTCTGCGCGAAGATTTACCGTGCTGCCGCTCTGCGCTGTCACGTGTCCGACGCAAATAACATCGTTGCTATCATCCACCATTGGTGTATCCTCCTTGTATTCGACTTTTTTGAGGTATCCTGCACACGTCCACGACTTGACGGGTGAAGCGACGAAGCCCGTTGCGCTGCTCTGCGCATTGAGAACCTTGCCGTCCTCACCCATCAGCCCGATGTGGTAAAAATCCCTCAAATCGCCGTTGTAGTATTTTCCGCCCTGCTTGTAGCCAGACGGCAAGGCATACCGCGAATCACCCGGATTCCGGCACTTAAAAACAGCCATTCCGGGCTTTGCGGCAGAAATCTGGACAAGCTCAACAATTTCCGTCCGCGCAATGCGGTTGCTGCCGTGGTAGATGCGCTGTCCGTGCTGACGGTATGACCACACAAACGCGCCGGAGCAGTCAACGTTCCCTGCCTCCGCTGCACCAGCCGTATACTTCCAGTGCTCGTCAAGCATCCGCTGGAAGTCGCCCAGAATAGCGGACGCTGCGATTTTGGGCATGATGACACCTCCTAAAACTTGGTACTAACTTGGTACTAACTTGCAACTAACTTGCTACCAATTGCAACTTAGATTGTTGCCGCGTCTTCCTTATTTTCCGCCGCGTCCAGCGAATCATAGTACGCCTGTGCCAGCTTCTCGACTTCCGCGATGTCATCCTCCGTCAGCAGCCCGTTGTCGAGGTGCGTGTACGCCTTATCGAGCCAAAATGCCACATCGCGCCCCGCGGAAATCTCGCGCTTAATCGCGCGCAGCGTCAAATCGTGCCGTGCCTTACTGTTGATAGCCATAAAGATACCTCCTTAATTTTGCGTCATGGATGCAATCGCATCCTCAAGATTTTTGATTACAATGGTCACGTCGCGCTGATACGTTGCCGTCGCGCCAGCGCCGCCGTTCACGCTGATGGTAGTCGTCGGGGCGTAGGTGGTCAGCGCCTTGTACGCGGCAAATTCAGCAGCGGAAAGGGCGGTTTCGACGGGAGTTGCAAGCGATGTCCAAACATACACATCTTTCGCGTCGAGGAATGCTTTGAATTCATCAAGTGTTGATGTGCCTTTTTGCGCATAGGCAAAGCCGATGAGGTTGTTTTGGTTTGCGATAGCGCCGCCGACAGCTTCCGAACCTACGGTGGTGGAAAAGTGCGTACAAAGAACATTTGTCGCAGAAGTGCCAGCGAACCAAGCAAAGTATCTATCAACCTTTTGTCCGGACGTCTGCCAGTTGAGCGAAGACGTCACCTTGATTTTGGTGATGCGCTGCACGCGCACCCCGCGCGCCAAGTCCACCTCATCGCACACCCACTGCTGACCGTTTTCGTCCGTGTAGTTCCCGCCGGAGGAAACCGGGATGCCAGGCAGTGCGTTCGGCGTTTGCAGCGTCAGCGTCTGCGAATTGTTCGCGCCGTCCGACACCGTGACCACCACCGTTCCTCCGTCACCCGCGCTGACAATCGGCACGGGCGCGGTCGGGAGCGGCGTACCGTCCTGCGTGCTTTTGCCGCAGACACGCAAACCGACAAAAGGCGCGGCGAAAGAATCCGTCGCAGTAATCGACGCGCCGGACACGCTGCCAGACAAAACATTCGCGCGCGCGGAAAGCGTGTTGGCGGTATTCGCAATCGCGCGGATAGCGTCGCCAGCAGCTTTCGCGTCCGCCGCGCGGTTCTCCAGCGTCAGCATCTTGTCCGTCACCAGCGCCGTTGGAATCCCACCGTTTGCGCCTGTGCCGTAAAGTGCCTGAATCACACCAATCGTGCTTGCATCAACCATTAGTTGCCACCTCCCAATTTTACCCACGCGCCCTGCGCGTCCTTCTGCCACATCGAGCCGAACCCGGCGGTGTACGCCAGACTGCCGATACTGCCAGACTTCCCCGGCTCTGTGCCATTGGAGATGTCGGCGGCGTTATCCAACATCCACTCAACATAGTCCGTGTGGATAGTCTCGCCGTTATTCCTGCGGATTAGATTCCACGCCATTTTGTGCCGCCTCCTTAATTGTGATGATGATACTATCCGATTCCAGCCCGACGTTGCTGCTCGCGTCAACCGCCTGGAATGCAACAACCCGCGTTCCGCTCCCGGTAAATTGAAACTGCTTTGTGAACGTTATCGTTTCCTGCTGCACGTCGTAAATGCGCTCGTTTACTGTGCCGTCCACAAGGAACCGGATTGATGCCGCGTTCTTCTGCGTCACCGTGAACGTCACGCTTTCTCCGACGGCGATTGTCGTTTTGTCCGCCTCAACGCTGATGATTTGCGGGCGCTGTGCCTCAAGCGCTGATACATCGTCCTTCCACGCTGCGTATAGCTTGTTATAATTTTGCGCGGCGGTGTTGGAGCGATATGCACCCATTTGCAGCAGTTCCAGCAGCAACAATTTTTCTTCGTCCGTGATGTACTTCCCCAAAAACTGCTGCGCTGCGGATGTTGCGCTTTCTGCCGCTGCGTTTGCGCTTGCCGCTGCGTTTGTGCAATCTTGCACCTTTGCAAGCACCGTTGTAATATCGGGGATGACGTTATCCGGGTCGTATACTATCCCGGTTGCCCCCGCCGCGACGCGCCCCTCAATCCACAAGACAGCCGTCGTGTCCTCGCCGACCGTCGCCGTGACCATCAGGCGGAAACGCCCAACAACCGCGTAACAAGCAGCAGAAAGCGTCACGGATGCCACGCCGTCGCTAACCGCGCCTTGCAAAAGAATCGTCGGGTTTTCGTCCGTGCTTGCGACGCTATCCAGCCTGATAAAGCTGCCGACAATCGTCGCGCCCGAATCCATGCTGTACGGCGCGCCGTCCTTCTCAAACGCGATTTTCAGCGTGTGGGCGTTCGCCTCGCCTTGCACGAGCGCCGCTTTAAGCGGTGTCATCCGCAACCCGGCAGACAAGTTGCAAGTATAATTTAACTCATTCATGCGTCCTCCTTATTCCGTTCCGGCAGAAATAAGTCCACTCTTGCCACCCAGCGCCTCGATGATGCCGCTGACGCTCTTTCCCTCCGTTGACATGGTGACTTGTACCTTTTGCGGCTCAAGCAGCACGTTGTCCGCGTTAAGTGTCAGAATGCGCTCATCATAGCAGCGCCCGAATTTAGGCATTGCAACCCGGCAGATGCTCCCCAGCCGGAAATGGTCATACGGCAAGCCTGTTATGGCGGAAAGCTCCACAAGGGAAACGTCGATGGAAATTGGCGGGTTCTTCTTTTTCGCCAGTTCCTTCTTCGCGTTCTCCAGCAGCGTCTCCTTGTCCGTGATGCTGTTATCCGAGTATTTGCCGCACACGATGCCCCACTCGTCGATGGTGTCCGCGTCGATGTAGTCCTTTCCATCGTTTACCGTGCCAACGGTGATGCCGTTTTTGCCGTATGCGTACATACGGGTCACAAGGTCATCGCGGTCGGTGCTGACAGTTGCGCTGGTTAGCGCGCCGTTAAAACGCGCTTCACAGGAGACGGTGTTTGGCATATTAACGAGATTGAGCGTCCACGGATGGGTGGAAAAGTCGTACTGCCACATCATTTCTGCGGGCGACAAGTTCTTGACGTTGTTGATTGCTGTCCAGATGTTCGTCCCCGCGTCAAAATCGTATGTGAGGTGTTGCGATAACTCGCACGTCCCCATCTGCCAGCGCGTTTCCGGCTGGTAGGTGAGAAGCTGTGCCAGCACATCAACCGCGTCAACGGATGCACTGCCTATTTTGAGCTGCTCCGGCAGAAGCCCGTCCATCAGCGTAGAAATGGCGTGGTCGAGGTTGACTTCCTGCGTTGCGTAATTTCTGTAAGTCTGCGTGTCCGAGCGCAAGCGGAAGATGCCGACGCTGCCGCCGATGTGGTACAGCTCCACAAACTGCGTTACGTCCATCCATGTACCGTCAACGAGCGTCATACTCGCGGTAGAAATGTCGTCGATTGTTAGCGATAGAGATAGCGAAGAGGGGCGCAAGCGCTTGATTTCTCGCAGATTTTTGTCCAGCAGACGCGGCAAACGCACATTGTTGGTGTATGCCTTGCTTGCGTCTGGGTCGGGGATGATGCCGGAAACATAGTCGATTGTGAGGTAGATGTCGCGGACGTCTACGTTAAACGTTCGTTCGTCGCTGTCTGTGTAAATCTTTTTCCACATTTGGAAAGAGAGTATTGCAACAAACGATGTTGTACTTGCTCCGTCTGGAAGCGTGATGGACGAAAATCCAGCCTCGTCAACATGGACGTCGTTTACGTCTTGTTTTTGTTGATTGCCCCAAAGGTCGCGCCGAAAATCTGCGTGTACTCGTGCGGATGTGATTACTGCGTCGGCTGGAAGAACAACCGGAAAAGTAACCTTTTTCCTACCGATTGTTGGATAGCCTTTCTCTATATCCCAACCAGTTGGATTTTCCACATTAGGGTTTACCACAACACGACATTTTATTTTGGACGTTAAGGTTACTTCCTGCGGTGTGCCATATGCTTTGTAGTTAATATTTCCGCCCCCTCGCCGTGACCGTCAGCGACAAAAGCCCGTCGCCGCTAAACGACACCTTGTTAATTCCGGGCTTTAGCGTGATTTCATCGGCAGACTGTCCGTTTCGGTTGCCCATCGCGGATGTCCCCGCTGCCGTGATTTGCTGGATGCCGTTGTCGTCGTGTGCTATGCGGATTTCCTCGCCCGTTTTCACGCTGATATTCGTCAGCACGATTTTTTCGCTTCCGCAACTGATTGCAACGTTTGTCAGCGGGTCGATTGCCACAAAAACGGCTTCCAGCGGACAAGGCATTTCCCCGCGGTTGTAAACCGTCAGGATGCCACTTTTGCTTGCTTCAACTGTTTCCATTTTGGAAACAGTTGCTTCCTCCCACCACGGACGCTGATATGCCGTCAGCTTGATTGCAAGCGTGTCCGTCCATTTGAGCGCGGAAACACTCGCTGCCTCGATGCTGTCGATGTATAACCGCTGTTCCGGGCGGTATGACGTGCGCAGGTACTGTCCACCGCTGCCCCAGCGCATGATTTTACCGAGGACAAGCTGCCTGTGGATGGTGTTTGCTTCGTGGATTTCCACGGCGATTGTTACCGTGATGGACTGCCGAAGCTGCCCGGTGAGGTACATCCCCCCGCCCGGGCGTGCTTCGGTTGTTACGGCTTCCTTCGGCGCATCCTCCGAAATGTCGATGATGATGATGGACGGGTCGAGGTCTTCCAGCGCTTCCTCACCCATCCACGCGCGGTATCGTGTTACCATTTATCGCGCCACCTCCATCAGATTTCCACGGATGCCCCTGCCGATTATCTTGTTAACAATGGGAGCAACCTCCGTTGCGACGGTTTTGCCGTCCACGCTGAATGTGTTATTGATGGTTGTTGGCGGAAGCCCGGAAACCGCGTTCGCAATTTCGTCCGGGTTTGTTACTTGCACAAAAAGAACGCCGTCGCCATTGCTGAAGATGTTGGGTGCGCTGTTGTTTTTTAGGCTTTCCTTGTAGTTCTCCATCATTTCTCCAAGCGCATTGAAAATAGACTGCGTTACAAAATCTTCCTGTATCGTTCTACTTTCGATTTCTTTTGCTGCGTCAATGGCGCTTTCGATGGCGGAGAAAAAATTGCCGCCCGTTGTTTTTTCTTGCTGTTCGCTCGAAGGTGCGCCGATGTATGTATTCGGCACAAATTTAGGGTGCGCTGCGTTGGCAATAATCGTGTCCATCATATATAGTGGCGGCATATCTTTTGTTGCTCGATTGTTCCACTGCTCCGCTTCTTCGGCTTCCCGCTGACGCTGGTTTCCCTCCATGCGCTGTTCCAAAATGTCAACGATGTCGTTCATTTCCTGCGTCTTCATTTCGACGAGCCGATTCCACCGTTGCGCGCGGGCTTTGATGTCGTCGGGCATTAGCCCATCTTCAATCATGTCCGCATAACCGCTTCGCGCTCTTGCCTTTATCGCATGTAGCGCTTTTGCTTCGTCTTTATTAAAGGCGTTTTTATCTTTTGCAACGTCGGCGAACAGGTCAGCATAGCCAGCACGCGCCCCACCATGGTCATGAACCCACGGTTTATCTTTTATTTTATAATCAATCTGCTTGAACCCCAACTGTTCGAGAAGCGCGTTTATGCCGGGGATTTCCGCTTCCAGCGTCTTGCGCATCTTGTCAATGCCAGCTAATAACGAGTTGTTATTTTCCGCCATGTATGCCGCGATTTCGTCCTTTTGTTCAAACGCTTCGAGCGACTTTTGCACGGTTTCCAGCATCGCCTGATACGTCTCATCGTCCGCCAGCGTATACCGCGTTTTGGTTTCCGCCATCGCGTTTTCTTCGTCGCGGGCGCGCTGGTAGTCTGCATTTAGCTGCTTGATTTCTTCCGGCGTTAGGTTCAGCAGACGCGAAAGGTACGCATCGTTATCGCGGGAGTATGTAGTAAGCCCTGACAAGATGCCAACGTCAACGCCAGCCGTTTCGGCTTGCTTCAAAGCATCATTGTAGGCGTGTAGCGCATCCGCATTCGTCCCGTACCAACTAAGCACATTTTCCTTGCTGTAATCGGTATCGAGGAGCTTCTTCATTTCCTCCTGCGTGTGCGTTACCATGTAGCCCATGCCCGACGCAACGCCCTTGTAGGCTTCCTGCGCCTTTTTCAGCGTGTCCGCACGGTACGTTTCTACGTCTTTCAGCGCGGTCTTTAGGTCTTCGAGGGCTTTCTTTTCGTCCTCGACGGCTTTATCGAAATCGTATTGCTTTTTGGCTTTTTCGTTTGATTCTACAAAGTCATTTTGTGCTGCTGTTGCATCATTATATGCCTTTGTATCTTCTTGTAGTTTTTGAGTTGTTGCTTCTATTTGCTTTTGATTCTCTTGCTGCTGTGCAATGTAGTAGGCACTTGGGTTATTATACGCCTCTTCGGCTTCCATTAGCTGGTTCCATGCGTCTGCTGCTGTACCAGTCAGCTGATAATACCCATATTCGCGCTTTAAGCCTTTTTGTACATTTTGTTGCTGTGTGTATTGCGACGGGTTGCCGGGTGATGATTTTGTAAACTCTTCCCATGTATCTGCAAAAGCAAGATTTGGGACTGTGCTTTTAAAGTATTCGTATGCTCTTTCGAGGGCGGCTTTCCTTTCCGCTTTGATTGTTCCGCTTTCTGCGGAATCAATAATTGATTGCAAATATTGATTATACGCATTCAGTTTCGCAAGTTCTTGCTTGTCTGCATCTACAAGCGCCGCAGCGTCGTTCACCGCGTTCTCGTGTGCAGCGTATTGGGACACTCCGTTTACAGCATCAACGTACTGATTTATTGATTCCGTGTTCCCAATGATTGCGTCCGAAGTCAAATCAACGTATTGCGCCAAACCCGGCATGACGTTAATAAGCTCCTCAATCGCAAGTCTCCACGCGTCGGTGGACTTTATAGCCTCTCCGCTTTCGTCCTCCATGTTGCGCATTGCGTTTACGATTGTCATTGACTCTGCGTAGGTTGCTTGTGCATCAAATAGGGCTTGGTTGCGTTCTGTATAGATTTTTTCCGCGTCTTTGTACTGGTATGACTTATCCGACAGCACGTTGTTGAGCAGCGAAATCGCGGGCGTTACAACGCCCAGCAGCCCCTTGCCAAACTCTGTCTTAATGCGGTCGAGATTCGTTTGCAGCTTGCGCATCTCATTTGAGAAGCTGTCCCCGGTTCGCGCGAAGTCGCCCTGAGCGTCCTTCGTGGCTTCCAGCAGATACTGATAGCGCAACGTCGCCTGTTCCGCCTGCGACATCTTATCAAACGCCTTATTCATGCCCTTTTCGAGGGCGAAGGCGTTTAGGTTCGCCACGGACATATTGATGCCCAAAGATTTTACATTTATACCCTCGGTTTCCCGATATTTTGCAGGGGATTAGACTATCTCTTCGCCCTTTCGGGGGGCGGCTGGCACTTCGCGTCGTGCTAATCTCGACGCTACAATTAGTCGTTACACCTTCCGTCCGTGACGGCTTGGCACGGTATTGTCGTGCTTGCAATTGGCAAGTTTAGAGTTTTACCGTTAGCGCATTTTCATGCACACCGCTTTTGCTTGCGTTCACCAGCAGTTTCAGAATGGATTTCTCCATTAAGCCGCTAAAATCAACGGTTCTGTTTCCCCGGAGATGCCGGAGCGGATTTTCTCAAACGCCGTATCGTGGTCGAGGTTGTAGAACGACGCCATATCCGCCGCCAGCCCCGCCATGTCCATTGACATTTGGAGAACTTGGTCATCGGCAATGCCCATGGATTTCAGCATAGCGCCCAGTGTAGACGAATACTGTTTCGCCTTGGTTTCCGTGATGCCGTAGGCGTTCAGCGCCTCCTGCGCCCACTTGTTGATGGTGGACGCGGAATCTTCAAACGTCACGTCCACAACGTTCTGCGTCTCCACAAGGTCGGACGCAAGTCCGATTGATTCGTCAATCGAACCCGTGATGCCGTCGATAATGCTGTTTATGCCGTTCACTGCCATGTTAGCAAGGAACTGCCCGCTTGCAATATCGCCAATCACATCAAGGCGGCTCAAAAATCCGCTCAGCACACCGCCGCCCGAATCGCCAGAACCGCCGCCGTCTGCGGCTTGCTGCAAAGACTGGATTTGCTGCTGCAAACGCTTGATTTCTTCCGTCGCCTGCGTGGACTGCTGTTGCGCTTGCTGCAATTCTGCTTGAAAACGTCCACCGTCAAACGTCGGATGAATAGCAAGGCTGTTGAGCTCTTGCTGAAACTGCTCCATTTCCTGCCGGATTTTGTTCAGCTCTTGCGTGTATCCGCTTGTATCAATCTTGAAACTTGCGTACAGCTCAAATGCTTCCGCCATCTTCTGCACCTCCCCTCGCCATTAGTCCGTTTATAATATCGTCGCAGATTTCCTCTGCTGTTTTTTGCTTTGTTTCGTTCTTCTCTTCGCCGAAAACGTCGCTGTATGACGGAATTTCCAGATTCGCGCCGCCGAACGACGAAATAGCAAGCACCGTCATCCACGCCATATTAGCCATGTAGCAACGTTTTGCTTCCTCCTGCTTTTCGTGCGCCAGAAGCACACCCAGCGCGTGAACGTTTTGCGGGCGGTATTTGTATAACACAGGGATTACATGATGCACCCCAGACGAAGCGCAAAGGGAAAAAAAGCAAACAGCGAATCGAGTGTGTCCTTGTCCATCATGGCGGCGGTTTCGGTGAAGTCCATTTCTGCGACTTCCTCCGCCGTCTTGCCATGCATCGCGCCGATAATGCCCATTGTTTCCTTGGGATGTTTTGCGTACAGAATCGGCAGCATCTTCATCAGAATGTCGCGCCCGACAACGTCGCCCTTGCTCTTTTCTTCCACGAAGGCTTTCATTTCCTTGCTGTTTACCAGTTTGTCGATATAGGGAATGGCGTTCGCCATCTGCTCAAATGCGGTTGCGGTATTCATGCGTTTTCCTCCTCAAAATTCACGAAAGTGCGGCAGGGCGCGAACCCTGCCGCGTGTTGTTAGGCGGCGGGGTCGAAGAAAATAACCTCGCAAGGTGCATATCCGTCGGTTTCCAGACCGTCCTGATGCGCGGTAAACTCCACCGGAATAGTGCCCTCGCCCTTGTCCGTCCACGTCAGCGTTGCGCCCGCCGTGTTCAGCGCGTTTTTGATGGCAATCAGCACATAGCCCTTCGAGGTGTCGCCCACCCAGACGAGGCTATCAATATAGTCCGCGTCCTTGATGTCGGTGCGAATCTTAATGGTGTGCTTCTTCTCCGTGTCCGTCACGTCGGCAGTGCCGAAAGACCGCTTAAGGTTGTCGGCATTGATTTCAAGCAGGGTAGTCGTCAGCTTGATAGTCCAGCCATCATTGACGCTGCTGCCTTTCCATTCCTCGCGCTTGCCGTCCGCCTCGATGCTGCGCGTGTTAGGCGTGCAGACGAACGTGCCGCCGCCGCGCGTTGCGCCAATCAGCGCAGAGCCGCTTGTCTTTTCGCGCTCCGTTTTCAGCAGCGCGCCCAGCGTCGCTGCGTCCGTGGCGGTGGAATAGTCAAAGTTTGAAAGAAACATCCCGGCATTGAGCTGCAAGTTCTCAAATGTACTTGCCCGAAGACCAGTCGTCATTTTGTTACCTCCTGTTAGGTGTAGTAAGTCACGATTTCGTAGTAGATACGCCCGTAACAGACGCTTTTAAGCGTCGTGTCTACTTCAAGGCGGAAAAAGTTGCTATTATTGCGGTACAGCGTGATAAAGCCATCGTCGCAATAGATTGCAGTTCCCTCCGGCGGAATGGCGCGGCGAACCTCGTCAAGGATTGCCGCACGCTGCAAGTTGACGTTGCTTCCGTTTTCCGCCTGACAGCACAGCGTGCAAATCATTGTAGATTTTCCGAATGTGTCTCCCTCTTGCACCTGAAACGCAAAATAGGGAAAAGACGCTTCCTCCGGCACTGCATCCTCGACGTATGCAGGGATGGGCTTGCCCTCGTAGGTGAAGCTGCTCCAGAACTTGTATAGTTTCCGCTGTAAGTCAATCACGCAGTCACCACCTCCGCGTCCGCCTCGCGAAAGTGCATATCGCTCTGCTCCGGCGTTGTCATGTCACGCGCGTCGGACGTGATGCGGAAGACCTTGCCGTCGGAAATCCGCTTCACGCGGTCGTTCGGAAGCAGTTCCAGCATATCGGAAAACACGATGGTGAAAAGTTCGCGGATGCCGTTCTGGTATGCAATCCGGGCTTCCGTGCTGCTGTTGCGGATGAATCCGGCACGGAACGGCGCGCCATCTGCCCATGTTACAACGATGCCGCCCATGCCGTCGGATTCCGTGCGCTTGTCTACGATGCAAGCGTCATCCAGAAAATCACTCCACGCCATCAGCCCACCTCCGTGTACATATGGCGATACGGTCGCAGCTTGTCCGCGAATGCCGCTTGCCACGTCACAACGCCGTTGCTCCCGGTTGCGCGCGAATAGCTGTAATGCCCGAACGATTCCGACGTATATGCCCCCGTCGGGTTTTTCGTTTCGTACTCCGCGCATTCTTTTGCAATTTCGACAAACGGGCGCGGCGGGTACAGAAACCACAACGTGCCGTCGAAAGTTTCCTCCCCGTCCGCGTCCTCCATTGCGCCAGAAACAAGGCTGTGAACGCCGTCGTTCCGCGCGCTGCCGCTGATGTACACATAGGGCGAACCTACGTCAGGAACGATTTTCCCGCCCAAGATGCGAATCTCTCCCGTGTACTTGCAGCGCTCGAAAAAGTTGTTACACTCGCGCATTGCCATTTCCAGCGTCACAGCCATGTTTCCACCTCCATTATTAGGTCGCTGCCGTCACCGTCGCGCTGCCGGAACGAATTACGCGGTAGTCGCCGGTGCATTCCGCAACCGTCACCTTCTGCCCGGTAGCAATGGCAAGGTCAGACGTGCCGTCCCAGTTACTCCAAGTGCGCACATTCTGCCCATAGGTCGCAGACGGCGCGGTCGTGCCGGACTTCACCTTGTACAAATTGGAACTGGATTCCTTTGCGGGGCTGACAGTCAGCTTCGTGTTGCCCTTGCCCGTGCCAGCGGAAGAGGAAACCGTCAACTGTCCCGTCGCCGCGTCCGTGATGGTTGCAATCCAAATGCTCTGCGGATTAAAGATAACCGGCATAAACAAGCCGGATGCCCGCGTCCAAAGAACAACGGGGTCGTTCTCCACCCACTGCGAAACCATGACATAGCGGTGCTGACCGGACTGGTTGACATTAAGTCCGGTGTTCGCGGTGTTGACCGTTTCTTCCGGGGTCTGTCCCCACAAGCCCGCGCCGATGCGCGTCATGGCGCTGCCCGTGCCCAGGAACGTCATCTTGTTCTGCGGGAAATAGCGCTTGGTCGTGCGAATCGGTCGCCCGTCCGCGCCGATGCCGCCATCAATGGCGTACTGCAAATCGTTAGTGATAACGCGGTTGATGCCGTACTCCGTGGAGAAGAACGTATTCAGCGCGGCGTTACTTACATATGCGCCCTCGCTCAAAGTGCCGTTGATGCGCTTCTGGATTGCGCTGTTCGCGCGAATCTTGTTGATAACCTTGCGGCTCGTTACGATGGTGTCCAGCGTCGTGCCAGCGTCCAGCGCGGTATCCACCACGAACTGAATCTGTGCAGGGATGTCCGCGTCCTCGCTGAAATCGAACGTGAACTCCGTCTGTTCCGGCTTCACGCCATAGTCGATAGTCAGGTCGAGGGCGTTCTCCTTGATGGTCATCTTGCCGGTTGCCAGAACCTCGTTCTTCGCAACCTTGGTTCGCGTGACAACTTGGTCGGCAAGCATGATGCCGTCACGGATAACGTAGTCGTACATAGCATCATTCTGCACGCCGGAACGCAGCAGCGCACGCATACGCTCGGACTGGTTAATCTTTACTTTAATCAGTCCCTTCTCGATGCTGTGCGTATCGACGGGGATGCGGGTGGCGATGTTCGTCCGGCTGTCGAAGCTGTGGAAGTCTGCCATCACGGGAAGCTGGTACTGGTTGGCAATCTCCTGCCACTTAGCCACGAGATTTTCACTGTATTCGTCGGGAAACAGCGCGTCCACCGGGTCATTCGGACGGCTGACGTTGAAGCCAACATCCAGCCACTCTTCCTTGGGGATAAGACCGAAAATGTTATTCTCAAAAGATGGAATCTGCATAGTATTCTCCTTTCGTTAGTACGGGCGCACCGTCGTAGCTTCGGCGGCGATGAAGTAGAAGCCCTTTGCCGTCAGCGCGCTCTTGGCGGTGCTGTTGATTGCAGCGGGGAGACGGCTCTCGTAAACCGTGCCGCGCGTCACGACGCTGCCGGGCATATCGCCGCTGGTAACGTCCACGTCCTCGTACACGATGCCGACGGCAGTGCCGTCATTCGCGGGGTAAACAGTCCCCATTTTGACGTACTTCGCGCCGTTTTCGGCGTTGGTAGCGCCCGACTGCTTAATCTGCTTGGTTTCGCGGATTGCATCTTCCGCGTTCTCAAGAAAATAACCGGGCTGGTAAACAGTCCCGGTTGCCTTGCTGGTAAAGCTCATTTATTTGCTCCTTCCGGCGCAACTGCGCCATACATATCTTGCGCGTACTTCGCCGCCAGTGCTGCGGCGCGTCCGCTGCCGTGCGTGGCATTGCCGCCGCTCGGCGGGTTGTTGGGTGCTGTGCCCTGCTGATGCTGCGTGGAGAAAAGGTCGCCGTACTCGCCCTTGAGCGCGTCAATCAGCTTGTCGCCGTCCTTGATTGCGCCCTTGTCGTCGAGTTCGATGCCGTCCAGTCCGCGCTTTGCCATCACAAGGTCGGCAAGTTTCTCTTGCATTCCCTTGCTGGTCAGCAGCTTTTTCGCGGCGGTTGTCAGCGTCGCAGTTTTCTTTTCCGTTTCCACCTGCTGCTTGTAGGCGTCGAACGCCTCCTGAATCTTCTGCGCGTCGCCGCCGCTCTTCTTCGCGTCGGCAAGCTGCTGCTTGAGCGTGTCGCGCTCCGTGGTCAGCGCTGCAATCTGCTTCGCCTGTTCCGCGTATTTGTCCCGCTCCGCCTTGATGTCGTTGATTGCGTCGCTGTGTGCTTCCACAATCGCGTCAATCGCTTCATCAGGCACATTCAGGGCTTTCAGGTTCTTCCGGGTGAGGATGTTCATGATTCAATCTCCTTTGCTTCGGGGCGCGATGCTTTGCGCCTTTGATTGTTTGCGATTAGGCGGTGCCTTGCCTTTCCGCTTATATGCAAACAGCGCACGGCGGTGCTTTGCCATGCGCTGATGTTGCTGTTATTAGTCCATATTCTGCTTGATTGTGTCCGCCATGATGTCCACAAGGCGTTCCGCGTTTGCGGAATCCGCGAACGTGTCCGTCATGAACGGTCTGCCGGGTGTGTACCCTCCCGGCATAACGCGAAACTCGCCTTTGTCGCCCAGCTTGGGAAAGAAAACGGCGTGTCCCGCGTGCCCATCGTGCACATAATGCGCGTACTCGACGTTTGTGCCGATTGTTACTTCGTTGTTGTCGGGGTCGATGTCGGCGGTGATACTTCTCGCCAGATTGCCAGTGTCGTAGACCTTATGCTCATAGCCAGTCACCATCTTCTCGCGTACCATGCCGACGGATTCTTGCGCAACCGCTAAAAGCCCGACAAACATTGCCTGTTCCAGCTTCTGATTGATTTCCGGCGTGTGGTCTACGAACCCGCTCATTTCTTTTCCTTCTTTCGGATGTTGCCGTCTGCGTCCACATACTCGGTGGACAGGATGACTTTCGGCATAATCATGCAGTAGCAATTGATTGTTTCCGCTGCGCTGCCGTTCGGGTCGCCCGGAAATCGGATGTTGCTGTTCGGGAAGCATTCTCCCTGTTTTGCCATCTTGCCGTGCCGTGCCATGTGCGCCTCGCGGCTGTTTTGAAATCGGCAAAACCACTTATTGTAGACTGTTACGCCTTGGTCTGCGGCTTCTTGCGACGCGGCGTAACTCGCTTGACTTTGTGAGCGCGTCCGTTCCGTCTGCGCCACGCGCCGCGCTTGCCACTCGCTCTGCCCCGTGATGTCGCTGATGCGGTTCATAAGTTTCTTCCGGTCCTCGCCCAACGTGGATGAAAGCGCCAGCGCATTTTGCAACTTGTGGCGAATTTCGGTGTTTTGCCCCAGATTCTTGTACGCCAGCTTTGTGAATGCTGTTTCGTGCGCGGCGAAAATCGCCTTGATTTCGCGCTTGTTGGGCTGCGCGAACGACACCTTGACACCCGCGCGGTCTGCCTGCGCCTCGATGACGGTTTGCGCCTCTCCTAAGCTATCGGCGTACACGTCGCCCATCGTGTTCCGGATGTCGTCGGTTGCCCGTTTCCCTGCCTTGCAGATTTCCTCCATGATGACTTCTTCCACGCGATATTGGCGGATGAGTTCCCGGACAAAACCAGCTTTCCACTGCTCCACCTTTTCGGGCGTGTCGTAGTACGCGGGCGGCTTTATCTTGCCATCGTCCACTTGTTGCTTTTTTTGCAAGAACTCCTTCAAGCGTGTTGTTGCGATGTCAAGCGCCTCTTGGTACATCGCCTTTATGCGCATTTGCAGCGCGGCTTCGCGCAAATCGTTGCGCTCCACGTCCGTCACGGCTTTTTCTCCCACAACGAATCGTGTTCATCAATGTACGCAATTGTCCCTACGATGAAGCCAAACCACAAGAGCCAGCCCGGAACGATAATCACGTTGTTAGCTGCCAACACTGCCAGAATTACCATCAGAATCAGAAGCATTCTGTTCGTCCCCCTCCGTCTGCTGCATTGCCTGTTGCGCCATCCGCATACCCAAAAGCGATTCTTCTTCCCCGCGCTTGATGATGTCGTCGATTTCCTCCGGCAGAATCATCGGGTTCAGCTTCAATCGCGTCTCCTTGTCCAAATCGCCCTGCGCGGTGTAGATGTTCTGGATGATTTCGCTCTCGTTGGCGATTGTCTGTCGCTTGAAGCGGATTGTTTCCGTCTCAATGCCCAGAATCCGCAGTAACTTCTGCACGAACTCAAAGCACTGCCATTCGTAGGCGTTCGCCTTTAAGTCCAGATTCGCCATGCTTGCCCGAATTGCAACATTCGTCAGGCTGCCGCCCGTCAGCTCCGACACATCCAGCGCCATATAATCGCGATAAAGCTGCCGTTCCAGCAGTTCCAGCGCGGTTTGACGCGCTGCATACGGAACTTCAAAGGTCTCCGGCGTTACTGTGCTGGATGACGTACCGTCGGAAATGTTTGCGATTGCTTTTAGTCGGTGAATCTGTTCAAGCATCAGCGCAACCTCGTCGAAGTTGCCTCCAAAGTTGTTCAGCACCCAGTAAACATCGTTCGCCTTTTCCAGATTGTTGCCAAAGTCGGAAAGAACGATGTCGTACAGGTCGATTTTGGAACGGATTGCAAGCGTCAGCTCCGTCTGCTTCTTGTCGTTGGCGTACAGCGGCACAATCGGCAATGCGCTGTAATTCTCCTCGGACACAAGGCGCTCGCCTGTGATGTCCCTCGCGTATGTGCGCTTGTAGGCGCGTTTTTCCTGCGCCACCTCCAAATCAGAGGCGTTTTCGCGCGTTTTGTAGACCGTCACGCCGTCCGGCTCGAATACACGCGCCATCAGCGGCTTGTCGTCGCCAATCTGCCAGAACTGCACGCCGACCATCGGTTCGCCCGTCAACTCGTCCAGCAGCGCCACAAATCCGCTGTTTTTATCCGTGTACGCTCGCAGTATCTCAACGTGGTCGAGATTCCAGTACCCCCAGCAAACGCCATGCACCAGCGCATATAGTCCGATTTTCGCAAGCGTCGTGTCGAACCCGATTCCCAGCTTGCCCTTCATTTCGTCGTTTTCCAGCTCCACGCCGTTGCCAAGCAGATAATTCGCCTGCTGCATGGTGAAGCGGCGGAAAAAATCGCTGTAAATGCGCTGTCCGGGGACTGCTTCCGTCGCCGTCCCCTTCTTCTTGACTGTTTTCCCGTCGGCGGTTTTTTGCTCCGATTCTGATGTGGTTGCTCGCAGCACGACTTTCGCGGAAACGGTATCATTTTGCGCTTCATAGTATCGTTGCGCGATGCCCGCCTTGTCAAAGTCCTCGCTGTGCTTGTATGCACCAATAACCGCCAGCGTTGCCTTTGCTTTGTCCGGCTCGTTCTGCCAATCCTGCCATGTGATTTTTGTGAACATCTGTATCACCCCCCAACATACAAACTCGCGCCGCTCCTATCGAGAATCCGGCAGCAGCACGCGGCACTGTCCGGCGCGTCGTCGTGCTCCGCGTCCTCGGTGTAATCCATAATCTGCGCGATATAGTCCCTGTCCGTGCCTTCCAAAAACACGATATTCTCCCACCACTTTTTGAGGTATGTGCTGATTTTTAGATACTTGTTCATTTTTTCCGGGTATGCGCGTACCGCCATACCACGGCGGCGCAGCTCCCGCGCCAAATAACCCTTGTCGCCGTTTGTCTCGCAGTAAATCGGGGCGCACATTAGGCGCTCCGTCTCCGATTGCAGCGCGTCCATCAGCGTGTCAACGTGCTTGCGCCACAAACGCCCATACAAGTACAGCGTGTCGCCGTCCCTCTTGGCGCACGTCAGCGCAGTGTAGTCCTCGCCACCATAGGCAGCATCAACGTGCGCGATGCCGTCCCGCAGCTTTTCCGCGTCCGGCGTGAACGTCGGCGGCGTGTCGAACAGCGCGTTTTCGGCGGCGATGTGACGCAGCTCGTAGTTCGCGGCAAAAAGTGACGGCGACATTGACTTCCGCAGTTCTTCCAGCTTTTTCGGTGCAATCAACCCGGTGGAATAGCAATCGTGCTTCTCCGGCGGCGCAACCAGCGTGAACGCGTCCTCGATGTGCCACGGTGTGCCGATGAAGACGATTCGCCCGTCGCGTGTGACGATGTTTCGAAGCTCCTGTATAACGCCCTTGGTGCGCTCTCGTTCTGCGCGGCTGATGCGGTCGTTGAGGTTCACCACGTCGTCGCATACAATCAAATCCGCGTGCTTGCCCGTCATGGACGAACCGCAGCCGATGCCGATTAGCTGGTCAGCACCACGCGGCGAATCGTACACGCTCACCGTCATACAGTTGCCGCCTGATTTCAGCAGTTGAACGTCCTGCTGCATGAGGATTTGCGCCATGTAGCAAAAAGCCTCGTTCGCGAATACCTTTTTCGCCTGTGCGATGCTCTCCACAACGTCGCTGTCGGTTTTTCGCATGAAAATCGCGTTTTTTCCGTGGTTAAGGACGCACCACATTGCCAAAGCGACGGAAAGGCAGGAAGACTTGTAGGATAGGCGATGCGCTTGAAGCGTGTAGTCCTCTGCTCCGAAGATGATGTGCTGCATCCAGCGTCCGTGAAGGTCGTCTGTTAAGTCACGGAATCCGCACATTCTTCCGACGGCGGCGGGATGGTATCGCCAAATGTTCCACACTTCATCCCGCGTCAGCGTCGTCATTTTACCTCTCCCCGCGTCTCTTTCAGCAGTTTGTCAATGTCGGCTTTCGCGTCCTCGGACAACTGCGGCGCTTTGATGTTGACGATGTCACCGGGGTCTTCCCCGATAATCCGCATGATATACTGAAAAGCGGGTAAATTCCCGTCTGCTGCCATTTTGACGGTGCGTTTCACAAGTGCTTCTCGCAACGTCCCGCCATTTTGCAACGGCTCGTCAAGCAGATTGAGCATCAGCTCCTTGACGGTAAAATTTGCTTTGCGCGCCTGCGTTGCTTTTTCGTGCGCTTTCCTCGCGTCACTCGTCGCCCCGTCCTTCCCGCTCCCGAACCTTTTCCCCTTTTGCAGGTTTGCAAGGCTATTAGGATGAGTTCCTCTCGGCATTCATGTCACCTCTTGGGCTGCCTGCGGATTTCGCCTGTCTGCCGGTTGATGGTGTATGCTACTCGGCGCTGGTATGCGCCAGATGATTTCTTCGCCAAAGCCGAACCGTTCCTTAGCTTTCGCACTGAACCGCTTGCCATGCTTTATTCCCCCTTATGATTTTGGGCTTCGTGTAGTCAATTGTTTTATACTTGTCGATTAGACTGTCGAACGCTTCCTTGTAGAAGTTAAACAGCCCCTCGTTCTCCTCGAAGTCGAACTGCTCCAGACAAGATGCGCTCCGCAAATTCGCGCTCCCCGTCAGCACATAATGATTGCCTCGGTGTGTTTCCATCAGCAGGATTTTCATGTGTGTATTTGTAAACGCAACTTGCAGCTTGTTGTCGATGTCCAGCTCCTCATACAAGTACGGAATCAAATCCGTTTTGTAGTGGCTGTAGAAGTAGCCGGACAGCATCAGATTGATTTTCTCCACGTTGCGGAAAAGCAGCAGATTTTTGAAGCTGTCCACGTTGTTTTCCGACAGTGACAACGTTGAGCAGTAGATTGTTTTGAGGTCGATGCCGCGATACATCACAAGTGCTTCCGGCAAGTCGCCAAAAATGAAATTGCCAGGAACAATGCAAGTAGTCCGTGCGTTGCGTTCCAGGCAAATTTTTGCGGCAAGGTCGCGTGCGTATTGAAAATCCGCCTTGTTGTAGATTGCCGACTTTGCCATCTTGGGCTTTATGATGCGCGTCTGCTCATCCTCGTCTACGATGGAGAAGTCAGCGACAGAGAAGTCTATATCGTCGTCAAGTTCGATTGTGTCGGGGAAGTTGATTTCCGGGATGTCGAGGTTGAAGTCAGGTTCTTTCTTCATGGGCAGACACTTTCTTGACGACGCTTCTTGTGATTGGAAGCATCGCGATTTCGTAGCCAACTTTCATCAGCACCTGCACCATTGCCATTACTGCAAGCGTCTTTGCTGGCATTTCTCCGATGAAAGCGATTGGGAAAAATACGAGGCTGTCTGCAAGCTCACCAAATACGCTTGAAATGATAGCCCTTGCACCAAAGCTTTTACTGTTTGCGCTTCGTTCTTTCATTTTTTGAAAAATAACGTCGTTTACGAAGTCTCCGAACAGAAATGCAAGCGTTGATGCAGCAACGATTCGCGGCGTACTGCCAAGAACGGTTGCGAATGCTTGCTGATTCTCCCAATAGCCCGGCGCAGGGGTTGCAATTGCAATTTGAAATACACAAACCATCAAGATATTCATTGCAAACGCCCAGATGCAAGTTTTTCTGCTGAATCTGTATCCGTACACTTCGGAAAACACATCGCTTAAAATGTATGTGATGGGGAATACAAGATTCCCGCAAGTCATTGCGCCGCCAAAGAAAGCAGACTGCTTTGCTTCGACAACATTCGCAATCATTAGCGCCGCAACATAGACAACCGACAATAGGCATTGCAGTTCTGAAATTTTCTTCATTTCGACCTCTTATAGATGGTTTTCTGCATATCTTTGAAACTTGCACCACTCGTTAAAGTTGTGCACCATCAGACTTTGATAGTTTACAAGACGCTTTCCTTCTCGCTTGATTTGTTTTACTATGCCATCCTCGAAACGATATTCCAGCCCATAGCGTTGACCGCCTATCCACGATGAGGAATCAACAGTATCAAAGTGATACTTGTCAAGGATGCGCGTCTGTGTAAAGCCGAGACCGTGAATCATGGCGTTGTTCTCGTGCGCCTTGTCGATGAACCACGGCATGTATTTAAGCAGCTGTTCTCTTTTAACTCCGTCTGTCATCAGCCCGCCAAACGCAACATATGGATAATCTTTGCACATGCCAATATAATCATCTTTTCCGCGTGAGTAATGCCAGACCGGGATTGGCTGCTTTCCTGTTCTTCTTTCTATTTTTTTTCGTAGAACCTTCACTTTTTCATAGCCGACAACGCTGTCTATATCCATCTCAAAGAAATACTTCATGTCGTTTTCACGGATGAAATCTATGTATTTTTCTGTGTATGCGTCGAAGTCAAGCACTTTCCCGCTATTCATGAAAGTGAATGCGCCGCTATCGAGCAAAAACATAGAGCACTTTTTAACGTGCGGCAGTTGCCATTTTTCTATGTCGTAGTAGCTTTCGAGAATGTACTTTGACTTTTCTATTTCTTCTTGATAGTTTCGTAGCACTTTTGTTGCGGCTAAGAAAACTTTCATTTCTCGAAAGTTTTTCCGCAGTGTGGGCAGGTAATCATTTTGGGTTCTTTTCCTTGCTGCGATTTTTCCGTGAAGAACTCGTCAATGTTTACCGACTGCCCCCCCAAGGACGCACCGAAACCAAACTCGCTCATGTCAACATCAACGATTTCCGCCAGCTCTTGGTCAAGTGAAGTAAAGTCCCAACCGCTGTCCATGTTGGTTTTGTTGTGCGCCAGTGTGTACGCCTTGCGCTCTTCCTTCGTCAGGTGGTCGAGCCTGATGCACGGCAGTGTCGGGATGCCGAGCTGCTTGCACGCTTCCAGTCGCCCGTGACCCTCGACAATCAGGTTTTCCTTGCCCCAGATGCCGATGGGGTCGTCCATGCCGAACCGCTTGATGCTTGCCTTGATTTCGTCGATTTGCTCCTGCGGATGCCGCTTTGCGTTTCTCGCGTAGGGTTTTACGCGGTCAACCGGCAGCATACAATCCGTTTCGACGATTTTGATGCCGTTCCATTCAAGCAATGGTTTTCCCTCCTCTTCGTCCGTCACGTCCCCACCAACGCAACAAAGCGCATCGCGCATAAATCCCGCCGCTGAAGAGGCAAGAGCAGCACTTCCATAGTCGCCTCTTCCAACAAAAAAGACGCTTGCATCACTGCTTGCGTCTCTCTTGCTGCTTTTTACATTTTATATTATATCACGCTTTTAGCTCTCATTGCTCTCATCTTTTACCGTTGCAAGGAAGTTCTTTGCCGCCCAGCGCCCATTTGCGTTGAGCATCCGCTGCCACGCGCTGTTCTTCGGCGACCAGCGAAAGCCGTTTGCCTTTAGCGCGTTTCGCGTCTCCTCGTCGGGCTTATCCGGGAAAATCAGGCGAATGCGCATGTCGTCCGTATCCTCCACCACGCGGATTCCCTTGATTACCTTTTCGCCGCCCCCTTCCTCCTTCACGGCGGTGATACTTGCAATTCGTGCCTTGATTCTCCGTATCTCTGCGATACAGTTTTGCAGCGTGTAAGCACTAAACGGTTGCCCGCTGTGTTTGTATTCGTGCATTTTTTCTTCTGTTATCTCGTCAAAGAGATAAAACCCGTCAAGCGTTCCGTTGTTTTTGTAGTAGGCGTTCGCCTTTTTCATCGTCTGATAACATTCCTCCATGTTTTCCAGTTTGTTTTTGAGCTTTTCCAGCGCGTTTGCGTCTCCTGCCTTGATTCCGCCCGTTCCGACGCTCTGTATGCGGCTAATCAATCCGCTGATTTCTTCGTACTTTTCCGCGTTTCTTTTATATGCAGCAATCTGCTTTTCCTTCTTCGCTCGATTGATGCCAGCCGGACCGGCAATCATGACAGAAGGACACATCGTACCAATGGCGTTCTCGCGGTTTATCCACTCCGCCAACTTCCGGCAGTATCGATTGAGTATCATGTCGATTGTCTCCGCGCATTCCGGGTGCTTCTGCTTCTGCTCCTCTGCGATTTCCTGCGCCCTGTCGCACATTGTGCGATACTCGTTCGTCGTGCTGTTTTCTTCGTAGTCGTCAAGTGACATCATCAGCTTTGATGCCTTCGCGGTTTCCTCGTTGATTTCGTAATACATGCCCATATTGCCTCCTGTCTCGCGTTCTAACGTCTTGCTTGTTTTTGCTCATAATCATGTCGCCTGATTGCTCCGGTGGCTCTCAGGCGGCATTTTGTTGCGATTAGGCGGGCTTGATTGCTTCCACCTGCTGTTTTGTAAACAGGTATGCGGTCGTCAGGAAGAACCCGCTATTCTCTTCCTTTGCGTCAACGGTCTTTTCGTCCTTTTTCTGCTTGCGCGTCTTTGGCTTCCAGATGCTCACGGTCAGCGCGGCGTGTTCGCCCTTCTTGACCATGTAACCGAGGTTCTTCCACTCGGAGAAGGTGTGAATCGGGAGGCGCAACCCGTTCATGATGTAAGCAGCTGCTTCCTCTTCGGAGAAGATGCCCGCGCTGATGGCGGACTTGACGATGATTTCTTCGTTTGACATGTTGCTTGCTCCTCCTTCCTGTTCACGCCAACGTTGCAACGACTTCGGAAGGCTTGTACTCTTCGCCTTTCTTCCAGCGAACGATGCTGCGCTCGTAGTCGCCATCCATCGTTTCGTCCCCGTACTGCAACTCGTAGCAGTATTTCTTCGTTTCGTAGTACCAGTTGATAGCCAGCTTCTGCGCCATCTTCTCGGTGATGCGGATGCCCTTCTTGATGCTCGCGAACTTCATAATTCTTACCTCTTTCTGTCGGGGGCTTTATTTTTTGTACCGCCCTCCTGACACTATTATTATAGC